CTGTAACTCTGCGACCGGCGAATCACTTGCAAGCCAGCCACTTCTAACTTCGCCTGTCCCGGTCCCGTCGACATCGCGTGAATCGGACCGAGTCCTGCCGTCTCGGTCAGAATGAACGCATCGTTCGGTTTCTCTGGCATGAACCCTTTGTAGATCGTCGTCGTCACGCCACCGGTCGACAGCAAGTCAGAGATGTCATCAAGGAACACGTCACGATCCTCCAGACGCAGCTAACTTCCGTTTGATGTCATCGCCTATACGTTGAGCAAACATCGGCGCTCGTTCGTGCACCGGTGTCTCCAGATACTTCCACTGTGTCGGCGGTGCATGTCTCGCCGACCGTCCACCTTCTGACTTCGCTGGTGGTGCGGGAATCTCGTGCACGTACACCGCATAGTCGGTGCTGAATGTCAGCAACGCCAGCAAGTCCTTCGCTGTCGCTAAATGCACGCGACCGGAATCTTTCAGGTGCCCACTTATTCCGACAGGTGTGATGGTTTGGGCTGCTTCCATCGTGTCGTTGGCTTCTTCATTTAAGGCTTGTGCCGCCCACTGTGGGAACTGTCGTGCGAGCTTACGCAGTTTTTTGGACGCCGTGTTGATGGTGGTCTTCTTCGCCATCAGCGATACTCCCGCCCGAGATACGCTTCGACCACGATGCTGGAACTGGACTCACTCGCCGTGACCACACGTCCGAGAATCTCGGTGGCCTGATCGCTGATATCGAGCGTCAGTGGTTCTGACCGTGTCGCGTTGCCACGCTTCGGCACATGCGGTGGTGCTGTCTCTACCAAGATCCACGACAACGCATCGTTGCGCGTCATGCCGAAGCGCTTGGCTAGCGTCAGCAATGACCGACTTGCAGTAGACGACACACGTAGCATCACAGTCGCCATATCACCTCACTTCAAGTAGACGACGGTACAACCTTGCGAGCCACCAAACGGGAACCGCCCGATGGACAAGATCGTCGGGTTGATCGCGTAACTCTCGGTCGACCCAACATCACCAGTCGACAACGTAATCTGATCCTCTGGACGCAACGGTGCGTCCGACTTCAAATAGATCGTCTGGCGACTAACGACTTCCTGTCCGTCAGCGCCGACGACCTTCTCAGACTTCCCAACGACCGCCGCCTCATACACCACCGCTGACCCGTAACTCGCGTCTCCATAGGCGTCGTAGCTTTGGAACGGTGCAACGCTGACACTCTGCCGCATCAACGGTGCGAAGACGTTGACGTTGAACATTACCCAGCCACTCTGATGAAAGGACGCAGCAGCGCTTCTGGCGCGTCTTGTCCTTCGCTTGAATACGTCACCGACAACGGACCTACCTTCATCGACTTTACACCGGACGATCCTTGATACATCTCACCAGCACGCAACAACACCGCACGTTCAATCGTCGGCGGTAACGAGTTCGCTGTGGTCGTCGTCGCCCACTTGTCATCGGTGCTGCTTGTTTCGCCGATCTGATACCCGGCCTCGTACACCAACAGCCACGGCTTCAGTTCGCTGTTCGGCATCACGTAACTGCCAAGGTTCCATCGCTCTTGTGCGGTCCAGCGGTAGCCTTGATCGCGCTCGATAAATCCAGCCTCTGGGTCCGACACTCTGTACTCGCTCGACTGAAACTCCGTCGCATCTCCCGTGCTGGTGCTGTCGAAGAATCGTTGCACCGACAGAATCGGTGTGCGACTCACCATCAATCGTTGCGTCCCGTAACTCGCCACCGTCTCCTCGTAGACCTGTCGACGCAGTTCGTAGCCCACGTACCGTGTCGCCCAGTCCGATGCTTGCGTCAGAGCGAGATCCATCCCTGACGACGACGCGGTTGCGCCCAGCATGGTCATCAGGTCGCCCAGTGCCGCGAGTTGCGTGTCCGTGCTGCTCGTGCATACAGAGATCATGATCGTCCTAGATCATCGAGTTCACCGCTGCACCACGACCTCGCAGCGTGTAGAGATCTCGCCAGTACGTTGTCTCCTGTATCGCACCGTCAATCGTTGCCAATGACGCCATCGCTTCACCGCGCTGTTCGGTCAACGCCTTCATGCGTTCCTCCGGTGTCAGGTCGTGCATCTTCCGGATATACCACCGCTCGTCTTCAGCCAGTGCACCGTCGAGCGCATTGATCAACGCCATCTTCTTGTTGCGTTCAGTGCTGAGATACTCGATGCGTCTCGACACTTCAGTCATCTGCAACGGACCCCAGCTTGGTTCGCGTTCGTAGCCGTATCGGTACGACTGCTTGAGCAACGCACTCTCGCCGGGAATCCTGACGTTGATGCCACGTGCGTGTGCCATCCCTAGCCAGAACTCCAGACACGCCTTCTGGACGCTGTACTCGGTGCCAACAATCAGGTCGATGCCATACAACGAGATCTCTTGGAACCCTTCGACCATCGCTAGGCCGACTTCAAACGCGACGGTGCTGGTGAAGTAGTCGATGCCAGCGTTGTCAATCACTCGCTCGATGGGATAGCGCACCGCGTTCGGGAACTCGTCGTGCGTCTCCATCATGTAGACCGGGACCGGTGACTCACGAATCCAGCCATGATGATCGGTGCCGTCGACGTTGTCTTCGTCCCAGTTGCAGTGAATGTCGAAGTGTCGTGTTGCTCTCGGCACGTGTCGATACAACTGATTCAACGTCCAGATCTCATACGTCGGATCATCGAACGGTGCGAGGTCACGACTGGACGTGGCAAAGCCGATGATCGCCACCTTCGTGCGTTTCGGTGAACACGTCACCGTGCCTGCTTCGCGGTCGTCGACCGTGATCGTGTGATGCGCTTCCGCTGGATGATCGAACTTGACGCCCGATCCCGGTTCGGCCTCCTGTGCCGTCAGATGTGAACTCATGGTGAACGCTTCCTCCGTGCGTGTCGTCGACGCACTTGCTTGTTAGGGTGGGTGGTGAGTGCTGCTGTCGTTGGTGAGTCTATAGACGACGAGGGTGGATACTTACGTACCCACCCTCGCTGAATGATCGACGCATGTTCCGGCTGACTGGGATCTAGGCCAAGACGTTCACCCACTTGCAGAGTCAAGCCATGACTCATGATGAGAGTCCGACCTATCACCTCGTACGTCACCAGTGCCATGCGCCATTATGCCTAGCCGTTGCACGTCGTGACATAGACAGCGCCGGTGCTGGTCGTCTGGTGCGGCACCACGTCGACCTCGCCGAACCCGATATCAACGCCAGCCTCTAGCACCGACCCGCCGCTGCTCGACGCATTGGCATTCCACAACAGTGCGGCTTGGATGAAGCGCTGTGCGCCAGTGATGTCATAAAACCCGAACGCATCACCGGCAGCGCTACCCGTTGCGGTCGCCGTGAAGACACCAAACGTGCCAACGCTTGTGCTGGTTGCCATGAAGCCACTTGCCAGCGTGGACGTCGTGTTCCCAGTCAGGAACAACGCCTGATTGCTTGGACGATCAGCGGTCGAGAGTTCATCGAAGTCGTCCGCACAGGTTGTGCTGCTATGCAGCAACCGTGCGCCAACGGTCATGAACTTTGATCCGCTTGCCGTACTAGTGCCGATGTCGCCCCAGCCATAGGCATGAAGCAACGCCGACACATACGAACGCCCAAGGCCAAGACGGTCAATGATGCGACCCTTGACCTCGTTGTCTGTCGTGCCGTCGTTCCCACCGCAACTGGCGTCATACGACTCGACGTCAACTGCGTGGACCGGCCTGATCTGTGCCACGTCTCTTGTGATCATGTTAGTTATCCTCGCGTCAGTGAAAGATCAAACCTCACGCAGTATCCTACGGCGACCACGTTACGCCCGTCAGCATCGCCACGCCCTTATCATGTCTCATGCCAAGGTCATGCTCGGCTATCGCTCGCACGACAGTCTGATCCAGTGAGAACGCCGCTTGGACGTTCGACCCATCGTGATACGCCGCCTCCTGCGATGAATCCACCAACAGGCTCTGCGACTCACCAATCAACACTTGCGCGAAATCAACGAGATAAATTTCCGACTCGTCATCGTTCCCTGCGCCAGTCGTGTCGAGCGTGATCGGCACGTTGGTCGTGGTGCCAATCGGCCAGCCCCACAACGTGCCAGCGATAACCTCGTCACGGAACGCGAACACACCGTTGGCGTTCTGAATGGTGGCAAGGCTTTGTTCTGTTCTTGGTGCCATGATCCATCCCGGTGAAATCATCGGGATGTCCGCGTTCTTCAGTTTGACCACCAACTGACCAAGATTGTCAGTGATGTTCGCCAGCGATGCAGCCGACGCGGCAATCTTCTGGTCAGCGACACACCAGTTCAGCAAGCCCTTCGGTGTCGCGTCAGTACCAGCACCACGGATGAACGTCGAGTCCTCCTTGGTCGCCATTGACGACACGAGGTCGTCTCGCACAATCGCATCAGCCGATGGACTGCTGTAGCGCAGCAGGTCGTTGCTGATAGGTGTCAGCACCGCCAACTTCTTGAACGTCAGTGTGAGTTGACCAAACGTCTCCTCACTCTTTCCGATGTTGACGTTCTCACCGATGTAGGCCGCCGATGCGCCAGTGGCGATCTTCGGATACTTCAGTGTGCCGGTTGGCATTTGTACCGTTCTGGCACCAAGCCGTCGAACCACTGACTGGGCACGCAGTAGTTCGATGACCTCGTTGCTGAACTGTGTCGGCACAAGAAATCCACCAGCAGTCGCATCACCAGCGGCGAGCGCTTTGGTTCTCGTATCAGCCAACGCATCAGCCAGATCGTTATCACCCCACCCACGCAGAACCTCGACGGTGCCTTCCGACCCCATCTTGTTCATCTTGGCTGCGGCCATCGCACGAACGACGCGACCAAACGCCGCACCCTTCTCGCGTGATGGTGTTGACGCCTTCGGTTCGACCAAGCGGTCAGACCACTTGTTCGCCCACGGACCGTTCGGGTCCGAGGCAATCTTTTCTACATTCTCCCGCACGACCCGTGCCAGTTCGCTGCCAAGCTGATCCTTGATCAGCGGAACAGATGTCTCCTTGACGAAGTCTGCGAGTTGTTCTCTCGTCATCCCTTTGCTCATGAGTTGTTCTCCCTACTAGTCGAGACGACCACGCATGGCGTTGATCGCAGACCGCATCTCCGCGCCCACGACCGTTCCGACTGATTCACGCACCGCTGCTTGTAGTGCGTCCGTCAGCACGGTTGGGTCCACATCAACTAACAATTCGTCGTTAGTTGACTTCTCCTCGTGACGCACATCCTCGTCATCGAGTTCCAGCACAACCACGTCCTCTTCCAACACCGACACACGGTCAGTCAATCCCGTCTCGATGCGCTCAAGCGTGTCGAGAATGGTCTGCTGATACCCATCGCCACCGATGGTCTTCGCCGGTGTTGTTGTGACCAGCGCAATCGCTTCATCGTCGAAGCCGTAGTCATCCAACAGTGCGGCCAGTTCGTCGTCGTGCAATGGCGATGAGGTCTTGCGTTCTCGTTTCTGTCTCGCCTTCACGAACGCTGACCAACTTGCCGCATCACGCTCCCACGGTGCCGTGCGATCAAACTCTTTGAAGTGGCTGGCAAGGTGCCGCTTGACAGCAGCCATGTCGTCAGACGGAAACGACGTCTGGTCAAGACGACCAGCCGCAGCGACCACGCCACGCCAGACAACATACCCATCACTGGCGCGATGGTGCGGCAGCTTCATATCGCCGAACGTGTCAGGTACGGCAGCGGTCGCCCATGCAAAGTGTCCCGCAATCTTGCGTCGTTCACTGGCCGACAGGTCTTCCCAGAGTTCATCGGAGAAGTCACCGAGTGTCGGACGACTCCACGACTCGTTCATCGGTGCTGTCTCTTCGGAGACGTTGCGTGGCGAGATGCCTCTGGCGATGTGAGGCGCTGCCGACATCAACTCGATGCCCGCCTCTTCGTCATCCTCGTCGCCATACGCACCGGTGTTCTGAAACTCGTCGACGTTTCTGATCGTTTCTTTCACCGCCACCTTGATGTTGTTCATCATCTTCCGCACGACATCAAGAAAGTCGTTGAGTTGCTCGCTGTCTGGTTGTTTAGTTTGCAGTACAGCAGGATGAAACCGCGTCAGCACATCCTTCGCCCAGTCTGTCAGCAACGTCGTGTCGTCATCGCTCAGGCCCGCTGCCATCAACGCTTGCGCGTTAGCAGGTATCGGGACAATCGAGAACTCAAGGAGTTCCTGTTTCGCAAAGTCGACACCACCACGTGCATCGTTGAACGTGAACGCGACAGGCCTGAACCCAACAGATGCGCCACGCAAGAATCCTTGCTTCAGCATCTGGAAGACACGCTCGGCCATCGGGTTCAGTTCGGCACTGGCGAACTCAGCCACGGCGATCAACTTGTCGTCCTGTTGCTTCAGGCTGACGGTGCGTGCCACTGGCAATGAGTCATAGTCGTGTGCAAACAACACGACAGGATTCTTGAGATAGTTCGTGACCTCCCAGCCGTTTGGATCAATGACGTCCTTCTCGCGGTCGGCTTCGCCAGTTGTGATGACGAACTTGACCGACCGGTCATCTTGTACTTCGACGTCGCTGATGAACTGCTTGCGAAGCACGGTGTCCTGAGACGCCGTCCCGTTCGCGGCTTGCTGTCGCCAGTCGCCGAGGTCTGTCACGGATTTCACGAAGTCTGGCTCAGTCATAACGTCTCTTGTTGGGAAGCCGGGACAAGCGCAACCGGAGGACGCTGCGCTGTCCCGAACTCCACCACCACACCGACCCATCTGCACCATGACAGGTTCAGCACGCAATGTCCACCACTACTCGGCAACCTTTCGACCGATCAACGACCCGACATAGTCTTCAACGACCTTGGCTTCCTTCCAGTAGTCGAAGCCGTAGCGCGACCAGTGCCGCACGACGTGGTCGCCATCAGGAATCGTGACCGTCACACCGCGCCCTTCAGCAAAGCCTAACCACCAATCGACACACGACCGTTCGACGGTCGCTTCGCGTTGTGTGCCGTACGCCAACTCAAGACCGTGCACAGCAATCTCGGTGAACCCTTCGGCCAGTGCGAACGCAATCTGATACGCAAACGTACAGGAGAAGTAGTCGCGGAACTGTGCGGCCAGATCGTCAACTGGAAACACCACCGCGTTCTGGTTCTCGTTGAACGGTTCGGTCGTATAGATCGGCACCGGACACGTTCGCAACCATTCCATAT